CTACGTTTGGCCGTGGTAAGTTCTTTGACATCAAGGATAACTTCGGTGACACTGAAGCTACGGATGTTATGCTCCTTCGTAAGCTAATGTACGAAGACTTTGAATATTGTAAGATCCGTAAGGCTGTAGCAGAGTGTATCCTAAACAGTGCTATCTATGGTACTGGTGTAGGCGAGATTGTAATGGATGATGTTACTGATATTCGTCCAGCTACACAGCCTATGATGGATGGACAAGTTGAAGCAGTCGGTGTAGAGAAACGTGAGCGTACAGTAGTCAAACTACGTCCTGTTATGCCTCAGAACTTCTTAATTGACCCTGTAGCGACCTCTATTGAGGAAGCATTGGGTGTAGCTATTGATGAGTTTGTACCTCTACATCAAGTAGAACTTATGCAGGAGAAGGGCATTTACCGTGATGAGCCTATTACAGTAGATGCTCCTGATATTGACCTAGAACCAGATCAAACCTTGTATATGTACCAAGATGATAAGGTACGTATTACTAAGTATTACGGGCTTGTTCCACGCCATCTCTTTACATCAGCAACCCTTGACGAAGATGAAGAAATGGTTGACCTTGCGGAGGGTGACGACACCGACTCTAGCTACGTTGAAGCTATTGTAGTTATTGCTAACGGCGGCACACTGCTGAAGGTAGAAGAGAACCCTTACATGATGGGTGATCGTCCTGTTGTAGCCTTTGCTTGGGACGTTGTGCCGTCACGGTTCTGGGGTCGAGGTGTTTGTGAGAAAGGCTATAATAGCCAGAAAGCGCTTGATACAGAGCTACGTGCTCGCATAGACGCTCTTGCACTCACTGTACATCCTATGATGGCTGTGGACGCCTCTCGCTTGCCTCGTGGCACTAAGATGGAGATACGCCCAGGAAAAACTGTCTTGACAAACGGTAATCCTGCTGAGATCCTACAGCCTTTCCGCTTTGGCAACCTAGACCCTAGTACATTCAACCAAGCTGCATCTTTGCAGAACATGGTACAGATGGCTACAGGTGCTGTCGATAGTACAGGCATTGCAGGCTCTATTAATGGCGATGCTACAGCGGCTGGTATCAGTATGTCTCTTGGCGCTATCATTAAGCGTCACAAACGTACTCTTATCAACTTCCAAGAGTCTTTCTTGTTGCCTTTTGTACGCAAAGCAGCATACCGTTACATGCAGTTTGACCCTGAGCGTTACCCAGTTAAAGACTACCAGTTCACTGCTAGCTCTTCGTTGGGCATTATAGCTCGTGAGTACGAAGTTACACAACTTGTACAGCTTCTACAAACTATGTCTCCAGACAGCCCACTGTACCCAGCGCTTATTGAGAGCATTGTAGACAATATGAACCTCTCTAACCGTGAGGAACTAATTGCACGACTGAAACAGGCAGCAGAACCTAATCCAGAAGCTCAGCAGGCAGCTCAGCAGGCTCAGCAGATGGAACTGGCTATGAAGCAAGCTCAGATCCAAGCGTTCCAAGGACAGGCAGCAGACTTTAATGCTCGTGCTCAGAAGAACATGGCAGAAGCAGCAGTTGCTCAGTTTGACGCTGAGACAGATCGTATTAAAGCTATCAGCTCTAACCTACAGACAGGGAACCAAGATGATGTTGAGTTCCAGCGTAGGGCTAAAGTAGCTGAACTAATGTTAAAAGAACAAGCAATGGACATGAAAGGAGCATCTAATGCTAACCCCGTCACAGATCAAGGAGTTTCTATTACAGGTGGAGACAGCAATCAACAACCTAGCCCAGCAGATGCAGGAGCTCCAGCAGAAAGTCGAGCGCCTCGAAAGCTCAGCTTCGGAGCAGGGCAAGACAGTTAAGAAAAGTGTAAAAAGTTCTTGACAAAAGAGCTATTTTATGCTATAATGTAAAGTATAAGATACAGGCTTTAACACAAGTTAGGGTCTGTGTCAACAATTAATTAACAGGAACCCTTATGGACAACTCCTTAGTAAAACAGTATGAAGATTATTTTGAGATGTTTACTACTAACGGCTGGAAGCTGTTGATGGAAGACATCGAAGGAATGATTAAAAGTTTAGACTCTATTGGCTATGTAAACACTCTTGAGGAACTGCATAACTATAAGGGTCAATTAAGTATGCTCCACCGTCTACGTGGTTTTGAAAATGCTATCACACAGGCGTACGAGCAGCTAACGGAAGAAGAGGCTAACTAAGGCTAAACTTCTTCTACAATAATAAAAGCGCTTCAGAGTTTAGGGGAGTCTATAACGGAGCGCTTTAGGGTAAACAGTAGCTTTACTGCCCCTATTAAAACAAGGCTACTTCCACAATGCGATTAACGCACGGAGTTTATAATGGCTATAGAACTTTTAGATGACGAACGCCCAGAAGATCAACTTAATGAAGGTGAAGAATACTCAGGCTTTGATGAACAGGAAGCTGAACAAGCTAACCCTGAACCAGAAGAAGTAGAGGATGACGTACCAGAGAAATACCGTGGGAAGACACCCGCTGAGATTGCTAAGATGCACCAAGAAGCTGAAAAGCTACTAGGTCGACAGAGCAGTGAGGTAGGCGAACTCCGCAAGATTGTTGATGACTTTGTAAAGGCGCAACTCGCAACTAAGACTGCCCAAGAACAGTCCGAACCAGAGGAAGACGTAGATTGGTATGTCGATCCTCAAAAGGCTGTAGAAAAGGCTATTGCAAATCATCCTAAGCTACGAGAAGCTGAAGCTCTAACAACAGAGATGAAAAAAGCTAAGGCGCTCAATGAACTTAAATCTAAACATCCTGACTATACTGAAGTAATTGCAGATCAGGGCTTTGCAGATTGGGTGATGGCATCGCCAGTACGTCAAAGACTGCTTCAACAAGCTGACCAACAGTTTGATCTTGAAGCTGCTGATGAACTACTGAGTACATGGAAGGAACGCAAGGGTGCGGCTCGTACATTGGCAGTAAAAGAACAGACTGAACGTAAGAAGCAAGTTAAAGCAGCCTCTACAGGAGCTACAGCAGGATCTGGTGAGGCACCATCTCGCAAGATCTACCGTAGGGCTGATATTATTAAACTTATGCAAACAGACCCAGATCGCTATATGCAGTTGGCAGATGATATTGCCCAAGCATATGCCGAGAAAAGGGTTCGATGACTTAATCCCATTTTGAAAGGATCTTTATTATGGCACTTGGCTCAAATCATGTAACTAACACTACCGCTGCTACTTTTATCCCAGAACTCTGGTCAGATGAAATCGTAGCAGCATACAAATCTAACCTCGTGGTAGCTAACCTCGTCAACAAAATGCCTATGCGTGGCAAGAAAGGCGACACTATCCACATTCCTAAGCCTACTCGTGGCTCAGCTTCAGCTAAGGCTGCACAGACTCAGGTAACTCTGCAGGCTGCAACTGAAAGCGAAGTAATCGTAACTATCGACAAGCACTACGAGTACTCACGTCTGATCGAAGACATCACCGAAGTACAGGCTCTTGCTTCTCTTCGTCGCTTCTACACTGACGATGCTGGTTACGCTCTGGCTAAGCAGGTTGATGACGATCTGTTTGCTGAAGCACAGGCTACCTTCACACTGTACGAAGTTGGTTCAGGTGGCGGTCTAGAAGCTTATGCAGCTAACGGCGCAGCTAACCCAATGACTGATGCGGCTTTCCGTGATGGTATCCAGCTCCTTGATGACTCTGACGTACCAATGACTCAGCGTGTACTGGTTATTCCACCATCAGCAGTTAATACTATCCGTGGTATCGATCGCTACATGTCTTCTGACTTCGTTGATGGCCGTGGTGTTGTAAACGGTAAGATTGGTACTCTGTACGGCATTGACGTATACGTATCTACTAACTGTCCTGTTCTAGAGTCTGGCGCTAACAAGCTGGGCGTACTGATGCACAAAGATGCTCTGGTACTTGCTGAACAGCAGGGCGTACGTTCACAGACTCAGTACAAGCAGGAATTCCTGTCTACACTGTTCACTTCTGACACTCTTTACGGTGTTAAAGCCATTCGCCCAGAAAACGGCATTGGTATCGTTCTGCCAGCATAAGGCAGGCTATGTTGGGGGCTCTTCGGAGCCTCCTTCTTTGTATGTATAGGTTATGTATATACAAAGAAGCATAACAATATAGTTTCATTGCTTCCTACCAATACAGGAATGAAGAATGTCTACAAAGATCTTAATCAAACGCTCTTCTACTGCTGGTGTTGTTCCTACTATTGCTCAAGTAGATGTAGGCGAACTAGCCATCAACACAGTAGACAAGCGTGTATTTACCAACAACTCAGGCACGATTGTAGAACTAGGAACTACTCCAACTACACAGGCAGTAACAGGCAACGCATCCGTAGGCGGCACATTTGATGTCGTAGGTGCAGTTACTGTCGGTAACTTTACAGCAGATGGCACTGTTGACCTCACAGCAGCTACAGTGACCATTCCAGCCCCTACAGCAGATACTCATCCAGCAACTAAGAAGTACGTAGACGATGAAGTCAACGCTATCTTGGATGGTGCGCCAGCAGCTCTAAATACTCTTAATGAGATTGCTGCAGCGATTAACGATGATGCTAACCTCTACACAACTCTAACGAACTCTATTGCTACTAAGCTGTCATTAGCTGGTGGTACTATGACAGGCTCCATTGACATGGGCGCCAATAGCATCACTACGTCTGCAGATCCTGCTACAAGTAATACATTGACTCGTAAGAGCTATGTAGACGGTCTATATCAATCTACAGTGGACGCTGAAGTGTCTGCTGCGAATGCTCTCGCCTCTGAACAGGCTGCAGCGACCTCTGCAACTAATTCAGCTACATCAGCCTCTGCATCAGCTACATCAGCCTCTGCAGCCTCTACTAGCGCTACTAATGCAGCAAGCTCTGCTACGGCAGCGGCTAGCTCTGCTACGTCTTCAGCAAACAGTGCAACTGCATCGGCTACATCGGCTACACAGTCTGCAGCATCTGCTACACAGGCTCAGGCGTTGGTTGACTCTATTGAGTCGTTCTACCTAGGCGCTGAAGCTTCTGCACCAACTGTTGATGACAACGGTGATCCTTTGCAGGCTGGTGATTGGTACTTCAATACTACTGACAATGCTACCTACATTTACAATGGTAGTTCTTGGCAGTCTGTATCGCCTGATGTAGTGGCTGACTTGACTCCACAGCTCGGTGGCAACCTAGATACTAATGGCAATGACATCAACTTCGGTGACAACCAGAAAGCCATCTTCGGTGCTAGCAGTGATTTGCAGATTTACCATGATGGTAGTAACAGCGTTATACATGATGCCGGCACTGGAAATTTACTATTACGTGCAGGTAGTTACCGACTAAATAGCGCTGATAACTCAGACAACATGATACGTGCCGTAGATGGCGGCGCTGTAACTTTGTATAACGCAGGTGTAGCAAAACTAGCCACAACCTCCACAGGCATTGACGTAACTGGCACAGCTACAATGGATGGGCTGACGGTTGATGCTGGCACAGCTAACACAGTAGCTACCTTTAGCAGTACCGACATAGGTGCTAACTTAACTTTGTCCGATAGTTTTCAAACAGGTCAGCTAAGTTCTACAGGGGCTGTATTTTCTATAGATGCAGACCCTAGTAACTTGTACGCCTCAACAAAACTACGCTTAAGTACCGATGGTACTAAACGTGTTGATATAGACAACAACGGAGACATCTCCTTCTACGAAGACACAGGGACAACTGCGAAGTTCTTCTGGGATGCGTCTGCTGAGTCTTTGGGGATTGGTACGAGTAGTCCTATTAGCACTCATGGTACGCAATTAACTGTATACGGAGCATCTAACGGTGGTTTATCTTTAGCTACAACTACAAACGCATCTGCAATTTCTCAAAATGGCAACGATGTTTATTTTGATATTAGTAGGGATGGCTCCGCAGGTAATTTAATATTTAGACGCAGTTCTTCTTTCAATGAAAGTATGCGCCTTGATGCCTCAGGCAACTTGCTTGTGGGTAAGACTGATACAGGAGCAGGTACAGCAGGGCATCGCTTTAGTCCTTTAGGCAAGATACAGTCAACACTATCTTCTGATACGCACCTCCTAAACCGACTTGTTTCTGACGGTAGTATTTTATCTTTCGCCAAAGACGGTGCACCCGTGGGGAGTATTGGTGTTAAAACAGGCTCATCACCTTACCTTACAATAGGTAACGCTGATACTGGTTTCCTATTTAACGGGAACGATAATACTGTTGAGCCTTGGAACGTCTCTACTAACTCAGGTTCAGATGGCTCTATAAACTTAGGTGCATCAACAGCCCGCTTCAAAGACCTCTACCTATCAGGCGGTGTCTACTTAGGTGGCACAGGGGCTGCTAATCACTTAGATAACTATGAGACTGGTACGTTTACGCCTACGGTAGGTGGGACTTGGACTACAAGCCCGACATCACTGTCTGGGTATTACGTAAAAACAGGGAAGTCAGTGTTCATTCACATACAATTTACTGGCGGTGCGAAAGCATCTTCTTCAGCTGGATGGCTAGCTGGATTGCCTTTTGTTATGACGGAAAATGGTACTGGATCAGTAGTTGACTCTAATGTTACCGCATTCGGCTCATGTTTGCTTGCTAACTCAGATAGATGTTGGCTCACAAGCAATTCGTTTAGTGCAACTAACTATCTTACTGGAACATATGTGACCTCATAATGAAAACCTGCACTAAATGTAAAACAACCTAAACCATATGCCCACTGGATTGTGGGCACAGACCAAAAGGAAATACACAATGTTAGAGAAGAAAACAGTATGCGACAAAGTGGAAGTAGTGAATATGGACACTATCCCTATGCTGCAATGTCGTGAAGCTACTTGGGTAGAAGAAGATGGTGTAATGATTGGTGGTAAGCAGTATCACCGACACGTAATCAGTCCTTCTGACGATGTAAGTAACGAGCCAGCAGAAGTACAAGCCTTTGCAGCTGCACTGTTCACTGATGAAGTGAAAGCAGCTTATGCGGCTAAACAAGCTCAGGAGACTATCTAATGGACAGTATCACGCTAAGCTGTACGTCTGAAAATCCTATCGCAGTACTTGATCTTAAACCTAACTACTCTGTTACGTTTCACAATGAAGGTAAGCAAGTAGGTGCGTTAGACTTCAACGGTGATGTTATGAAGTTTGAAGGGGAGGCTGAAGAGTCAGCTAAAGCGTTTTTTGATTGGCTTTCAGGTATGTTTGATAAGCGTATTAAAGATGCGTATGCAGAAGGCTATGAAGCCGCTAAGAAGGAGACTAACTAATGACTACTTACACTTGGACTATCGCTAACCTCGAGCGTAAACCAGATGACTACATCACTATCGTACACTGGCGCTGCGAAGGCTCTGACGAAACCAACACTGCATCAGCCTACGGCACCATCAGCTTCAACCAAGAAGAAGGTGAAGAGATTGTACCGTTTGATCAGATCACTGAAGAGATGGTATGGGGCTGGGTAGATGAGAAGATGGATCGTGCAGAAGTAGAAGCCAATGTGCAGAAGCAACTGGATGAGCTGTCTAACCCACCAATGATCTCAGGTCTGCCGTGGTAAGGAGTAGCTCGTGGATGAGTCACGCTTTGACAGGCTAGAACAGAAGATTGATAAACTAACTGATGCTGTTACTAAGATTGTACGTGTTGAAGAACAGATGGCAAGTAACAATCGTAGACTAGATGCGATTGAAACC